AAAAGATAAAAATGTCAATAAATTTCCAAGAAATCCTTAAAGAATTAGAGTATCGTGTAGAACATGGTATTATTGATTTGACAAAAGAGGAACAGGTTACAAAATTAGTAGAAATATTAAGAGAGAATGGTGTTTCTGATGCCAATGCAATGGCACAGAAAGCAAGAGTCTATTATTCTTATTTGAATGAAGCAAAACAATCATTGGATAAGGTATTAAAACAAAGCTTTAAAAATCCAGAAACAGGTAACCAAGTAACTGTTGCGTCTGCATTAGGATATAAGAAAAATTCTGCAGCATATACTATGGCAAAGAATATGATGGCTACAGCAGGATATTCGGAAAAGGATATTGATATGGTAGATGCAGGTCCTGATGATGAAGAAAAACCTGTAAAACCAAAATCAAATGTATTTGGTAAAGATAAAGGTGGTAAAGTATTTGAACCAAAAGAAAAACCAACCCAACAATCAAAAAAAAGTAATACAAAATCACTTAAACGTAGTGAATCCGAAACAAAAAGACAAAAATTAAATGATGCGTCTATTGTTAATATTGTAAAAAATGGTTTAATTCCAACACAAGTAAGAGCAAATTCGGGCGCAGGTTTATATGCTCCAACCGAAAAACAATTAAAATCGTCTCTGGATTTTTTCCAAAAGAGAATGGAGAATCCTGATTACCAATTGGATTACCCAAAATATGATGTTTCTGAACAGGATATTGATAGAGTACAGGAAGTTATGATAAATGAAATGGGTAAAAAAGAGTATAGTAGAGTGATGGGATTGATTCAAAAGGCGGGTGGTGTAGACCCCAAATTAACAACGGGAGAAGCAGGTAAACAAAGAGCTAGAGATATTATTAGATTATATTTGAGTCATGGTGGTAGAAGTGCCGTTACAGGTGAAGTGGTTCCATTTAATCAAATGCAATTAGACCATAGAATTGCATATTCCAACGCAATTAAAAATGTTGCAGAAAAAAAGAAAAAAGGAATTAAAACAACTTTATTGGAAGAGCAAGATAGATTAGATAGTCCTGAAAACTGGGATTTGATGGAATCTTCTATAAATCAAATGAAAAATTCATTAGAACCCAGTGCATTGGTAAATAGAATTAATCAAAAATTATCTCAATCTCCTGAAGAAAAGGAACTTAAAAAATTAGAACAAGAAGTTAAAAATCTTAGAGAGGCAAAGTTATTACAAAATTTAGTAAGTTCATTTAGTAAAGGTGATTATGGTGGAATGAATCAACAAAATATAGAAAACATGTCAGCTGACGAAATAGATGTAGTTATGAAGGCCTGGAACTATTGGCATCCAAATACAAGAGATGCTATCATTTTTAGAAGAATAGACCCAAACTATGATAAAAAATTAAAAGCAAAAGGAATACAAATTCCCCCACCAGACCATTCAAATACAATAGTTAGAGGCCAGGCACAAAAGGGTAGTCATAGAAGTAGAGGTGAAAAACGTCCTGTAGCAGACAGAAAACGAGTAACCATTGAAGCAATGAAAAAAGAAAAGGTTTTGCAATCTAAAAAGGTAACAAATATTACTGATATGGTTTTATTAAAAGCAATTAAAGATGTGGATAAAAGTTTAAAGACTCAAACCTCTAGAATTGGTACACTAAAACAAGCAGTAAAACAACAAAAAAGTAAGAAAAAATAATGAACACACAATTACTTTGCCTTTTTACGACAAAGGAAGAATTGGATAAGTCGGTTGATTTTATATTAACAAACTATACCCTAACTAATCCAAATGTTTTCATTTTAGAAAGTAAGGTGAGACCTGAAGAAGCTTTCATTACTTTTAATGTTGAGAAGGGTTCTAATGCAATCCCTTCTGACTGGAAAACTATTTTAGTACATAGAAAGAAACAATCAAATTCAATATACACTATTAATGCTTTAAATGAAGTAGTTAAGTCAAAAACAGGTGGTATGTTGGATAATTCTTATATGATTGATTGGGAAGAATTTAGAAATTGTATCTTAACCACATCCAATACAGGTTATAAAATGATACCTACAAAAGTATTTAAAAGTTTTAATACTCAAAATTTGGAGAATTAAAATATTTTTCTTATATTTGATTTATGTCAATAAGAAAGAGATTTAAACCAATTCAAATTAACGCAAACGACCCTTCGGATATTTTTGAAACAAATAGACGAGAACTTGCAAAAGCAATCGTAGAAGGTATTTCATTCGGAATAAGAAATAAAAAGAAAAGAGTTGATTTCGCAAAAGTCTTAATCAAAGAGGTTATAGTTATTACATTATCTATTGATAGTAGAGAATTTACAGACCTTTTAGACGAACAATTACAAATCCTTATTGACTTTGAGGAATATGAAACTTGTGCTCTTGCAGTAAAATTGAAAAACAAATTAGAAACAATAAAAGAATAAACCATGGAAAGTTTAGATATTTACGAAAAATGTATAATGTGTAGTAAAGAAACTACAATACTTAAAACTACTCATGTAGATTTTAGATATGGATATGTAGATGGAGCAGGACAATTATGTAGAGATTGTTATTTAAAAGAAGATAGAAATCTTATTACTATAAATAGCAGAACAATTTTAGATACACCCAACGATGCTGAATTGGGTAAAAAAGTTAGAGAAATATATTGGGAAAGTAAAAAATAAGTTATGGCACCGAAACAAAAAGAAGGAGAATACTACATTGGAGATACAAGTTATCTAACAATGAAATCTAGTACAATTATTGAAATGAGAGACCAATTGAAATTAATGATTGGTGATGGTAGGAGTATAAATTTAGATGTTGTAATTAAAGCAGACTTTGATAATATACCACCTGAATATCATCAATTATTTTGTCAAATGATGATGGTAAGATATGGTGGAATAGTGAATGTGTGGGATAACACCCAACCCTTTGCTAAACCAGATGTTAAACAAAAGAAGTGGTATCAAATTTGGAAAAGATAAAAAAATAACTTATGTTTGGATTCGGAGATTATTCAACACAAATGCCAAAACCACCTACCATTTCAAATAAACGAATGGGAGAGTGGCAAACAAAAAACAAAACAAAAGAAATAGTAATGCCAGCAAAACCAAAAATTACAAAAGAAGAATATTCATTTTCAGAAACACCCGAATACGCAATACCAATTCGCAAGGAAACGGAGATGGTTAACGGCCCTCAACACTATGGGGGAAAGGATAATGTATACGAAGTAATTAAAGTATGTGAAGCATGGGGATTGGACAAAGATGCCTACTTATTCAATGTAGTTAAGTATGTTGCCAGAGCGGGTAAAAAAGACCCCCAAAAAGAACTGGAAGACCTCAAAAAAGCGGTATTTTACCTACAAAGAAAGGTAGAAAATCTCCAAAAATAAATTTGGTATTGTGGAAAAATAGTCGTATATTTATAGTAATAAAAGATGAAAAAGTTATATTTAGATATAGGAATATCGCGATATAAACCTCAACTTTAAAAACAAATTTTTAAACCCTAAAAACAACAAAACAATGGACATTTCATTGGCACTAAAGAGATTTAGCTCTTTACAAAACAACACTAAAAAGTCGGATTCAATTTTCAAACCGGCAAACGGAAAATCTCAAGTGAGAATCGTTCCTTACAAGTTCAACAAAGACATTCCTTTCATTGAACTTTACTTTCACTACAACATTAACAACAAGACTTATTTGAGTCCAATGTCATTTGGTAGACCTGACCCTATCGTTGAGTTTGCAGAAAAACTTAAAAGAACAGGTGATACCGATGATTGGAAAGCAGGTAAGAAAATGGAACCAAAGTTAAGAACTTTTGTACCAGTTATCGTAAGAGGTAAAGAATCAGAAGGAGTAAAATTCTGGGGATTCGGTAAGACAGTTTATCAAGATATCTTAGGATATATTGCTGACCCTGATTACGGAGATATTACAGACCCAAATACAGGTAGAGATATCGTATTGGAAGTAATGTCAGCAGAAGAGTCTAACGCATCTTATCCAACAACAACAATCAGAGTTAAACCTGCGGTTTCTAAATTAGCAGACTCTCCGGAAACTATCCAACAATTGTTAGATGGTCAAAAAGAAATTACTGAATTATATCAGGAGTTATCTTACGCGGAATTAAAGTCAGTTTTAGAAAATTGGTTAAATCCATCAGCAGCAGTTAATGATGAGATTGTTGAAGAATTAGAAGCACCAAAACCAAAAGCACAACCAGCAGTACAACAAAAAAGTGTATCGGTTGACTTAGGTGGAACATCTGATATTAGTGGTGACTTACCTTGGGAAAAGGAAGAAGCTCCTAAACAAAAGGATGATGTAGCATCAGCATTTGATGATTTATTTAACAATTAATAAAAGGTTACAATGGCCAAAAGAGAAGAGGATTTAGCAAGTATTCTTGCTGATTCATTAAACAAACAAAATAAGGATGGTAAGATTGCCTACTTTCTAAATGATGAAGGTGGTGATGCTCCTACCAATGTTAAAGATTGGATTTCAACTGGTAATGCTATGTTGGATGTCGCAATCTCTAATAGACCTTATGGTGGCTTCCCTGTTGGACGCATATGTGAGATTACGGGTTTAGAGCAGAGTGGAAAATCTCTGCTCTCTGCCCATATTCTTGCAGAAACACAACGCAAGGGTGGAGTAGCCGTATTGATTGATACTGAAACTGCCGTAAGTAGAGAATACTTAGAAGCAATCGGAGTAGATATTTCAAAGTTATTATATGTTTCAGTTGACACCGTTGAAGGTATCTTTGAAGCATGTGAAACAATTATTGAAAAGGTTAGAACAGGAGACAAAGATAGATTGGTTACAATCGTAGTCGATTCAGTAGCAGCTGCATCTTCAAAGAAAGAGATGGAAGCTGATTATGATAAAGATGGTTACGCAACCGACAAAGCTATTATCATTTCAAAAGCAAT